CCCAGTCCCCCCCAGGGCGCTCCGGGCTATGTATCCATCCGGGGTTTCTGAAACATAGAAATAGCCAGTGTGTCCATCGCCTACGTTTTGATCCCACTTATCGATGATGAAGTAAGGGTCTTTCGTCCAGTTAACACCGTCATCACTGTAGGCTGATAGCGTTGACTGAACCCCTCTTGCAGAAAGGCTGTCATTTGGTCCGTATTTTGCCAGTTGGACGTGATAGAACATCCGCCAATTTTTTGTGTGACGGTCCCACACAACACAAGGGGTTTCCGTTTGCTGAGAAGAAGGGTCAACATAAATGCGACCGTGGGGAGTCCACGGCCCCTCCGGTGAATCAGACGTTGCAAGGAATACTCCACCGAGTGCTCCATGATCCGTTGACCAGTAAGAGTAATACTTGGCATTATTTATCCGCTGTGATTCAGGGATGTGTTCTGTGCTGATCACCCAGAAACCAAATACCGATGGTGATCCGGAGATGCCTTCTGCCATCGCCGTACCTGCGGAAAGCACCAGCTTCCGGCTCCCCCAGCTTTCAGGATCGTTTAGTTTTTTTGGCCCGGTATATTGGGATGCTATCTTTCCAAGAGGGCCGCCATCGCCACCACCAACCGTATCAATTTCGACTCCCGTCGAAGTCTTAGTTGCCCTCAGCCCATCTCCGAGCTTAATACTGCCCACGCGCTTACTGACGAGTGTATTGCCGTTGAAAACCTTCAAGGTGGGTATCGTCAGAAAACGCCCATCCTTCATAAGCCTGGCAACATCATGACCCAGTTGATCGGTCCATCGCCATAATGCACCGCTCTTATCTGGAGTTAACAACATGGTCTTAACCGATATTTCATCGGCAACGGCTTTAAATAACCTGGCTTTGGCTGCCTGGAACTCTCCTGAGCTTTTTATTCTTACGGCAGAATGCCCCAGTTGGTCCTGAAATAAAAAAGCATTAAACGTGTCATCATCCCATAACAAGCGCTTTAAAATTTCATATACAATATTTGAACTTGGATACCCCTTACCTGTTGCTGTTGCTACCCCGCCAACATTCTGATACTCATCAGCAATAGCCTCATCATTGGGGGATCTGATAAAAAAGTACGCGCCATTTGGGATGGAGCCATTTGCAATTGCCGCATTGGCGGCTGCAAGGTCATCATACACTTTCCCTAGCGGAGCTAAATTCTTTCTTATTCCCTCAATGGTATATCGCTCAACACCAAACCTGTCTAAATACTTCTCCAGACCAGAGTTGATTATTTCATCTATTTTCCCTGAGTTAAATTTAAGATCTCTTACATCTTCACTAGGAACAGGATTAGTTGTTGGTGTGGTAGCCATTTATTCAGTTACCTCGTAATTATACATTTCATCGTTATATTCAGACATGGTTAACGAGGTAGTCCCGTCGCCATTAGGTTTCTTTTCTGTGATCGTCCACTTGGTGGCATCCATCTCCACTTGCGTGGCGATGACATACCGGGAGGGTGATTGCACGTTGTAGCCGTCAAAAATATTGAGGGTTATTGCTGGTACTGTTGCGGAGAATCCAAATATCGTGTCGCTACGAGGAAATGCCTGGATTCTCGCTGTTGGCGTGCCATTAGCATCGGTGACGATGACAAACATGTCTCCTTGCCATTCAATGCGTTCGCTGGTGTAAAAGTCATTCCCTTGTCGCGATTTGATGTAACCGGATTGCTGATTGGTATCGTATGTATCGGCAACCTGTACCATTTGCCCGACATTCACCCATTCCCCATCGGCTAACGCACGAATAGACATTGTCTGCCGCGAGTAGAGAAGACGACGAACCTCCTTAAGTGCCCTGTCCCTGGCTTGATAAGTGTTCCTGACATACAGCATGTCGAGTTTCTTCGCCTTGACTGGCTCTCCCTCTTCAATGGTTGAGCCGGTGATCCGATAGCGAATGAATGCCTGTTTGTTTGTTGTGGGGTTCTTGTAAGTGACCTGCACACCGTCAAATCCACCAGGGAGGGTCATGTCGTAGGAGAGGCTGTAATCCTCCGCCTTGGTGTTGGCTCGGTTGAATACGGTCACCGCGTTTGGCTTACGCTCGTCACGCGTAAACGACAACACGCCGTCATCCCAGAACGCCGTTACTGTGGCTGCATCGCAAATGGTCTGCACCCTGGCACCGAGAGAGATATCTTCATCGTCAAACGTGTAGTCGAAGTAACCCAGCCGCTGATCCGGTAATGACGCGGCTATCGAATACAGCTCATAGATGTCGATGCTGGACTCGGCCTGCCCGCCCATTTTTATCCACGTATGAAGCACGGCATCAGCAAACGAGCGTGACGGCCTTTCGGTGTAATCGACGGTTTGAGTGCTCATGTTGTAACTGATGACATGACGGGTAATGAGCACGTTATATTTCCTTTCCCTTGCGCTCGTAGCCCTTTCGGTGGCCGTTACAGTGACGGTAACGAGTGTGTCATTCGGGTACGCGACATTACTGCGCGTCCTGACAATGTGGACGGCCTCAACCTTCAGTACCGAATGATCGTTGCTGTTATTCGACCGAATGAACGAAATAGCATACCGCCCATTACCTGCAGCGGGTGTGAACTTAAAAGTTTCGTATTTGGTATCGGTGTTTTCATCGTCGTTATTTAACCCAACGTTGTAGCTCTCAAGCGTGCCGGGGATCTGGTTGTTGTCGTCATCAACTTTGTAGAAAGTAACGTTTGTTCTGGCGTAATCCCCATGGCCAAGCTGAGCCTGCAGGTGAATCCAGAGCTGTGTTCCTTCTACGGGTGAAAACGAAGGCCCGATAACCAGCGGCTCGTTATCATTCAGCGTGAATATAGTTGTATTGATTACAGCATCACCCGGTATTTGACCGATGTCGTTCCCGCTGAGGTTCGCAAACGTGAATTCATAGAAATACTGAGGATCAACAGGCGCACCGTCATCCGTGGTCGTGGCATTTGTTAGTTCAGCAAACACGGTGATATCCCGCGTTACTGGGCCAGATACCGTGTTGTAGGTGACGCTAACCACGAATGAAACTGAGTGCGGTTTCGGCAGATCATAGAAGTAGTCGAAGTCACTATTTTGCTTAATCTTCACCTGAGCCTGACCGGCAACGAATTCACCAGAAACCATATCCGTGGTAGTCGTAGCCGTTTCAGCAGGGAAGTCTTCGCTCTCATTTGGCCCTGGCAATTCCTGACCGTCGATATCATCGAATGCGAATCCTTCGTTGATGACCGGTATGTTTTGGCCTGGCTGGAAGATCTGGTATGAGGCACCCGCTAGAGCACCAAGATTCGACTCTGAGTAGCGAACAGACGTCACGTCATACTTGCCCAGGCCAAAATTCATCCACTCGGTCACCTTTTTGATGTTATTGGTGTACTCGAATAGAGACTCCTGGATCAGGTCTGGAAACGCCCTCACCTGACCGTAATTATCAGGCTTTGCCTCACCGTTACGGGCGATATTCGTTTGCCCTTTCAGGCTATTATTCGGTGAAGTCTTGGAGTTGTTTGTGGCCGCGTTAGCGCTGGGTTGCTTGATGAGTGACGAAAGGATTTTCTGGGTAAACTTTATCGGGTTGAAGTGTTCAAGCGGGTTCAAGATTGTGCCGAGTGCGCCACTCTTTGGCTGGTCAAACACGCTGATGATATCGCCCTGGTTCAGCGGAAAGTTAAGTTCATCATCAGGTTTAAGCTTTACTCCGTTCCTCAGTATCTCAACATCACAATGCAGGTTGGCCGCTTTCAGCCAGGGGTAAAACATGCTGCCTGCAGCGAGGTTATGTCGCTCTTTCGGTATGCCCGGCACGCGCTGAACTTCGATCAACGGCATAGTCGTAAAACTCCACTTTGGTGAACACTTTTTCTAACGTCCGAAGCTTGTCGAAACGCACCTGCCCAGACTCGCCACGGCTATGGAATGCTTGGCCATTCACCACCAAACCAACATGCTTTGGCTCATCGCCGTAATACGCGATAAATATGCGACCATCGGCAGACTTTTCGGCCTGTTGCCAGAACACAACATCACCCTCAAAACACGTCAGGAAGTCGCTACCGGCTTCGTAGTCCGGTGTTTGGTGAATCTCAATACCGAGCACATGCCGGTAATACAAAACGACGAGTCCCCAACAATCAGCCGCCTCAAATGAACACGCCCGATCGCGCCACGGCTTACCTTCCATTGCGGCCACAAAGGCAGATTTATGCATTGGCTAGTCCTGGGAAGTCGGTTGTGTTGTAGAGGAAGGCGATGTTGTTGTTCAGCGGGTTCTGAAGAGTCAGCGAGCATGTAACGTCGCTCTCGTCCATCGACACGTCTTTCACGTAAAGCGTCCACGGCTTAAGCGGTGTATTCATGTCGGCAGCATCAAAACGCTGATAAGTGGCAGATATTGGCGTTATCCGAGAATAGGTGCGCCACAACTTCAACTGCTGCTTAAAGTCTTGCGCCAGTCGGCCAAACTTTACTGTGGCATTGATTACCGGCGTGTTGCTCTGCTGGCTCTCTGATACCTCCATCCGGCATGGGGTATAAACCTGCCCCGCAAACGTCTTTGGGTAAATCTGGCGATTCACCAGGCGGATATAGCCGAAGGTCGAGTGATAAAACGTCATGGTGTCGTAGAGAATGCGGTTGGGACGCTGAGACTGAAATTCGCGTAAAGTTGGCATTTAAAACTCCGGTAAATCTCGGTTAACCACCTCATCAATGATCCCCCACTGGTTCGGTGGTAGCTCAACAATGACGTCTGAGAATTCATCATCCGGGTTGTAAACCTTCCGGGTGATGACGTTCCCCGTCCATGTCGTCGTATTGCCGTTGATGCTTGTCTGTACCGGCGGGGCCACAAAATGCAGTTCCTGCATCTGCAGACCTGAGCCCCCCAGATTGCACAACATGGTGAACCACTGATTGCCGTTATCGAGATAACGCGGGCTGCGATACCACTGCTCAAATGCTCGGTCTTCCTGCAGCGTGAAAATCCAGTTCAGTGACCAGGTGGTTTTAAGGTCATCGGTCAGCCGCTGGAAGATGGGCGCGCCTACTGCAGGTTGCTCGGTGCGAAACCCCGCATCAATCGTGCGGCTCTTGTTGGCCTTCTGAGGAATGGATAGCCAGTCGGGATAAGGTATTGCCACGATTTTCTCCCGGTAATAAAAAACCCGCCGAAGCGGGTTATAACTGTTGATATATCAGGATATGCACACGGATAAGTTGGGAGTAATGTCCTGTTTTTAACCTTCAACGGTGTGATATGGAAAAGTTCGATCGAGAATTTCAGCTTCATCTGTTAACAGTTTGTGCAGCCGCATATCCTGAAAACGCGATGGCTTCGTCGTTCGACCAAGAAACGATAGTCAAGGCTGGCAATCGAAAGATTTTTGCAAATATTCATTATCTACATGAACATAAGCTTATCGTTCTTGAAGAACAAAGAAGTGACGACCCTTTTTACATACTTGACCACGTGAGGGCGACAAAAAATGGCATAGATTTTTTACTAAATGATGGAGGCTTAAGTGCAATACTTAATGTTCAAACTATCCGCTTCCATAACGACACAATCATGGCTATTGAAGACCTTCTCTCTCTTTCCAGCCTTCCGGAACCTGAGAAGGCGAGTATCGTTTCAAGACTTCGAGAGCTTCCGGCAGACGCCATAAAACATTTGACGAATGAACTAATAACGAAGGCTCTTGTGGCAACTCCAGCCGTAATTCAGTTAATTCAAACAGCCCTCCGGTAAGACTGAATTCGGTGGAAGTCCTAACAAGGGTAAATTTACCCCACCCTAATGATGTGCTCAGCAGCACCCAGAAGTCCTCCTGGGTGTCCGCATCTATAAAGAAACTGTTTGGGTGAAAACAAGCTGAAAATATTTTCATTTGGTGCCCTATAAAAAACGCCGAGGTTGGTTTAGGGGGAAAGAATACTGTTATTCAGTAGCACGACGAGGTGCCTGATGGTATTTGGAAATAGCACCGCTCAATGGCCCCCCTGCCTGTATATCTGCTATAGCAAGCTGTATGACGCTCCCACCGTCAGAGCCTTGGCTTACCTGGTAATCTTGCACTCCAGCCCCCGATGACATGTTCTGCACAATGAGAGTTATATTTGGCGAGCCACCCTGTATGTCCTTGTTGCTTATTACCTTCCCGTTATCACCGGGGATCATGTACTGACTACCGTTAGAGGCCTGGTAGATTTCAGGCATGCCGCCTTCACCAACCTGATACATGCTACCAGCAGACACGGGCCCGCCATTCTTGCGCTTACCAGATAACGTCTTGGACAGAGCAAAGGCCCCCACCAAAGCAGCACCACCGATGATTGCCGCCGCACCAAATGAGCCAACCGAAGCCACCAGCGCAGCCGGTAACCATGCTGCCATTGTAGTGCCAGCTGATGTGACGCTTGCTGCCGTAGTGGTTCCTAAGGCTCCTACTTGAGTTGCTGTTGTTGCGGCTATAGCTGATTGCTGAACGGATGCACCCATAATGGCTGATTTGGCCTGCTGCAACCCCATTTCTACGAATGTCTGAATGACACTACTCAGGACGGTATCTGCAAGCCCCCTCATCGCATCAGAGGCTGATTGCGTGCCGGTTATGACACTAGATAGCGCCGAACTAGCACCTTGCCCGAACGAGTCAACAGCCGCGCCTAAAGCCTCATAGCCAATACTCTGCTGAGTGAACAGCGCCCACTGGGCATTAACACGCTCTGTCTCATACTGCCGATCAGCGGCAGCACGCAAGGCAATTGCTTGTTGATGCGTCAATGTTCCGTTGGTTTCAAACTGCTGGATAAGAGCTAATTTCTTCGCGTTTTCATTTGCCAGCGCCTGTACTGGGTCAACTGAGCCTGCAGCCTCCTGCTGGGGTGTCACGGCTTGTCCGGCACTGATTTGATCCAGGGCAACCTGATGCTGCTGTTCAAGTTGCTCAGACGTGGCGTTGTACTGTTCCTGGCTGATTTTCTTCGCGGCAAGAGCGGTATTTAAATCCTTCACATCTTGGTTATAGCTGGCGTTTTCTCGCGCCTCTGGCAGTAGTTTCTCGGCGGCGGCCTGCGCCTTAATGGCGTTATCTGTGTCCCACTTTTTAGCCGCAAATTCTCCAGCCTCGGCGATCTGCGATTGCGTTGCGCCCTTACCAAGAGACAGTTGAGCATTGAGGATCGCTTGCGCTCGGCTCCACTCACTTGTTGAATCTGCCGCAAGTTCTGACTGTTGCCTCAGATTTTCTACCTTCTGCGCGACACTTTCAGCCTGGCTAGCTGACTTCTTGCCCTCCGCATTGCTTTCTTTCTGGGCTTTGGTATTCCGTTCTATCTCTGCATACTGATCTTGGAGAGTCTTAACCCGTGGATCGTTCTTAGATATGCCAGTATCTTCAGCGTCATAAACAGCCTGCAGTCTAGCCCTGGCTTCCCCTTCAAGTTTCGACAGTTCAATGCGCCTCTGTGAGCGCTTAACAAGCGCATCCTGTTTGGGATTGGCTGTGCCTGAGTTATTGAACTGAATTGCGCCATTTACTGCGCTATTAGAGGCTTTTGCTACTGAGTCTAGATCACCAACTAACACGGCAGCTTTATTGCTTAACCCAGCCAATGCCTTATTTTGTTCCGACCATCCGTCAAGACCGAGCCATGCCCATGTTCTCGCCCTCCGCCCATACATCTCTCCAGTAGATGTAAGATCTGCAATTCTCTGCGACGCTGTCTCCGTTTTCCCACTAAGTCTGTCTATAGCCGCACTTACGGAGTCAATCACCTTGACCATTGTCGCACTGGCACCCATGGCGTCATTCATCTTCCCAATCAAGTTTTGCAGTGAAATGGTAAGAGAATTGCTGGCTTGATCCATTGTGCGTGGCAGCTTTCCAAACTCATCATTCACGGATGATGACTGCTTCATAATCGCGGTCAGAGCAGCTTGAGCGGTTATCTTACCTTCAAGCATGGACTGTCGAAGCTGCCCCATTGATATACCCATACCTGCCGCCATTTGCCTGGCAAGCTCTGGCATGCTCTCGATAATTGAGTTGAACTCCTCCGCGCGCACTATTCCGCCGTCCATCGACTGGCCAAATTGACGTAAAGCAGCAGCCATCTCTTCACTTGATGAACCACCTACTCGCCCAATTTTTTGCAAAGTATCTACGAGCGACAAAATCTGACTGTTAGTGGCACCCACCCCTTTTAGGGATGAGGTCATTTTTTCCCAAAGCTTCGTTGTGTCCTGTAAACTCGCTCCTGTATTAGAAGCAATGGCGGTAAGAATATTAAATGTATCCTTGGCTGCCGCTGCATCTGATGAGAGACGTGAAATCCTAGCCTGTAGCTGAGTTATATTATCTGCAACAGTTAAGAATGCTTTCGCATAGTCAATAACCAATGCCACAGATATCGCGCTAGCCACGCCAGAAATAACCGTTTTTAGTCCTCCCATAGAGTTTCCTGCGCGGTCAGCAGAAGAAGACAAGCCATCAACAGATTTAGATGCTTTTCCTGCTTGCCGCTGCATCTCGTCAAGCACTACAGATGCCTTTCGACTCCCTGTAACCATTTTTGCCGTTTCTATGTCCACTTGGTAAACCAAGCTTCCACCGCCTTGTTCTGCCATTCACTTATCTCCAGGCATAAAAAAACCCCGCGAGCGCGAGGTTGATATAGAAATGGGTATATTATCTAACGGCAAATAGCTATAACCGTCCGGTCATCTTGCCCGGGTAGGATTTTGTCTTCTGCGACATAATTGTGCTTCCCTGTAACCGCGCCGACCTCTGTTTTGTAATAAACAGCAAATTCTTTATATCCAGAGAAATTACTAGGGTTAGTAGACATCCCGCAGATAATCCCCTTACTAGTTCCATCTGCAAGTTTTACAACCCTAACCAACTTCATATCCTTGAACAGAATTGTCTCATTGCCAGTTACCGCTGATGTAATTTCTTTCTTGGCGAAATCAAAAGCACCTTGGTCATTTTTTTCACAGCCAGCTAGCGCCAACGCAGCCAACATGATGGCCAGAAATTTCTTCACATCCCTATCCCCACAAGCAAGTAATGGATAGATGTTAGCAGAGGGCGCGGCGGTGGCAACGAAAAGTGGTTTTTGAGGACAAACCGAGGCCATTTATCCTAGTTTAATGCTTACTTAGCATGACAACATAGCTACTCGACTATGACTATATGAGGAAAGAGATATGTCAAAAACTGGAGCTATACTCGTTTTAGGTGCCATCGCGCTCGCGATCTCTTTCAACCCTGAGTTCATTACAGGGTTCTGGGATAGCTTGCCAATGAAATAACTGGAGAGAAGTAAGCAAAAAGCCCACTTAGGTGGGCTTGTTAATCAATCCGCTACCGATCAAATTCCTGACCATTGGTTGATTTAAGATAAAGTGTTTTCATATATGGCATTTTAAATATTATGGAATCTTTCTCCATTACCTTTCCGATCATCATACTTCTGCACAACAAGCTAACTCCTCCCGTTGCCTTAACGCACATTCCATCTGCACTTTCAAACACACCCATGTTCCCTTTCCGCCACATTACAAATGTAGCTCCTTCGGGTAGTGCACCTATAGGTTGGACGCTGAAAAAGGATATTTTTGTATAAACAAAAGCCGACAAGACCAATAGCATAACTATGCTACCAAGTAGTATTTTTTTTAACATAGATAATCCTTAGCATCCTATCATTTGCCCGTCTTTTGTTATAGTACATGTATTACCCTCGCTATCAGACGAATGACACCCAGAGTCATCACACCAACTTTTTATTGAGTATTTATTACCTTCACTATCGGAAGAAAATGACTCTGAAACACCATCAGAGTACTCTCTCGAGCCCGATGTAATTGAGTAATTATTCCCCTCAGAATCATAAGAAGAAACCGTTGTATCCCCGTTGTATTCAGTGCTTGTGTCCGTGCAAATCTGATACTCACCCTCACCAACACAGTCTTCCGCATACACCGGCAACGACATTGACAACAAAATAGCTAGCAACGCTATCTTCATGGCAAATTCCCATAGACAAGTAACAAGTCGTTACATGGTAGCAGAGGTCGCGGCGGTGGCAACGAAAAGTGGTTTTTGTCCTCGTTTTGTCGGGCTTTTCCCTGGAATCAAGAGTGGGGAGCGTGACAACATGGCCTCTCTTAAAACACTAAAGGATTTCACCATGCAAAAAACTATGCTGATACTGGTTCTGGGGGCCATCGTGCTCGCGATAGCTTTCAACCCTGAGTTCATCGCAGGATTCTGGGATGGCTTTCCAATGAAATAACTGGAGGGCATAAAGCAAAAAGCCCACGACGGTGTTTTTTTCTTTGGGCTAGAAATAAAAGGTATATTAAGAGTGTCTTTGATACTGTAAAACCATTGAATTTGCAGTTTTGCAAGACTTCACGTATACCTCTTACTAGGTAACTAACAATATGACACATAAAAAGGAGATCATAGTGCACCCTTCATTACTGACAGATATCGCAAAAACCGGAATCCATATCGACCTTTCTGAAAATTCTGTTCACCCCAATATTCTTTTAGAACTAATGCGTCAAGTAGTAGCGTCGAATGGACATCTGACTATCAAAGGGGGTCACCCTTCCATCTTCCAAGATCTAGCTCGCATTGGCGGTAAGCACCTGACTATTAAGTTTTAAGTTTAGTTTAGTTCTTGAAAGCAAAAAACCACCTCTTAGGTGACACTGCTAAAATATCAGGATAGGCCAAGCAGCAAACCAATATGGAGCTAAAAGAATGGACAAGGTAGAAAAGTACGATCGCGCATTGCAACTTGAAATCCTAAACGCTTTGATCGAAGTAGCTCCAAATCACCTCTCAGACATGCAAGAAGAACAGCTAATAGCCAAATTTCAAGACCTCGATCATTTCGTAGCATGCATGCTTTACTTAGAGATGCATGACCTTATTTCTAACTCATTTACAGTAACCCGCACCTTTAAAGGTAAAAACTATCTTTTCAATAGTCACTCTTGCGCTATTACTCAAAACGGCATTGATTTTCTTCTTGATGATGGAGGGTTAAGCGCAATTCTAAAAGTACATACCATCAAATTCCATCGTACCGCAGTGGTGGTTCTTGAAGACCTGATTGCGATATCCAACATGAGCGATGCGGAGAAGGATAAAGCTAAATCCACCCTTGGTGAGATGCCTACGGAAGCGCTCAAGGCAGTTGTTCAAACGATAACGACTGCTGGCCTTTCTACCCTGCTTTGAAAGTGGAAAACCGACAAACCAAAAACCCACTTCTCAGGTGGGTTTTCTTAAATTTCTATTTGTTGCGCAGGGTACGAGTTAAGTATCCAACACTCTTGATGCACATAGTTAACACTTAATAAATTGTAATACTGCGATCTGACTGCCATAAGTCTCAGCTGATTCTGTGAATCAACTTGCGGAACACCAGTCCTGACACTTGCTACTTGGACAGCTTGCTTGTGCATGATATGGGTATCGACCATTTGCCCAAAACTATTAGTCTTAGATAACTTATTATGCTTATTCGAGCCTATTCCGGCATATTTGTACGAATCCATGATGGTGTTTAGACCATCACCATCGATGTCATGTGGTGCCGAAATCCAACGAAAGACATGTAAGAGGAAAAGATTAGCTACCCAATGGAGATTACCATTAGGAAATTGTTCTTGTGTTGAGGAGCTAAGGCTCTCATGTAGGTTAGTTGCTCCTATGAGAATCACATCAGGGCCATTTTGGTCCCGTCCTCTTCCACGGCCCGCATTAACATAATTAAAAACGCCTGCATAGCATTGGCCAAGATACACAACAACCTTATCCAAGCCTGGAGCAGCCTTTAATGCATTCATCAACATGTAAGGTGTTATGGGCACTACAGCATCAATTCCCGCTTCGCTACCATGCCCCGTAACAAACATAACTAGATTTTCATGCCTGTTATCGCGCAAATCAAGGAAGAAAGTATCAGTACTCGCTATTACATACTGATTTATCGTTGCAATCGAAAATAGATTTCTTATGTTTTGCCTATTTGCCCCATCAACATATATGAATATGTCATTTGGAGAAATTCCAGCACTTTCAAGACACATTAATCCATGCACTAGATCATGAATATGTCTATCTTCTGGGTCAGGCTCTGATGATGAAAGGAACAAAACCCATTTTGTTCTACTTTGTATTAAACCCACTATTCAGTCCCTTTAGGAGCTGAGCTCACGCAGCTCAGCCTGCCTCGTCACTTACCGGCAAATTGATTGCTTAATGAGATTGGTTTTGGTAAATCATCAAAGTAGATGAATTCATTCATCTCTATATTTTCTAAAGGGAAATGCGTCAACGGCGCACCCTGTTGATCGAGAGCAAAGATGTCCTTCTCCACCTTTAGGAAAAAGCACACCTGAGCATCACTAGTATTCGCTTTAAAGAGAAACCACTGTCCAGCATTGACGCACTCTTTAACAGAGATATCGATTCCTGGCAGCTCTGTAGAACGTATGCTCGTGAATTTCATGATTTGTTCTCTTTGTAATTATTAACCTAGCTTATTAATAACATACCTAACGAATAAGCCGTCCTTGATATGGCGTGAGTATAGTAACTATAAGTAGTTTATTCATCTTTTTTGTTTGTGCTATCTCTCACTAAGCCACCTTGGGAGCCATCATTCCCTGCCAGCGCTTCTCGTCTTCGTCCATAACCTGGTCATACTCTTCACGTGTGAAACCTTTCTGCTCAGGATATTTGGCAGCAAGAAGCTGCTGGAACTCAGTCATCGTGAGCTGCTCAGCTTCCACTCTCGGCATGTTGAAGTGGTTCCGTGCAGCACTGATGTACTCAAACGCGTTGAACTCGTTCACGTAACTGTTCGACTCATGACGCTGCAGCTTTCGCACCTTTGCCTTTCCGATGATGCCGTGAGTAATGAGAGCCTGTCCGAGTACGATAATATCGCTGGGCGGCATCTTACCGCGGCGATACACAAACGCTCGTTTTCCTCTTTTGCTCGGTCTCAGTTCCCCCACCAGCGCACTGATATCCTCATCACAGCATGCCTGCATGACGATCATTCCGGCGTAGATGGCATCGCTACTAAAAGAAGGTGCATTGATGTGTTCGAGTAACCACCCTGGGATCTCGCCATACGCACCAAGGGCAGCTTCAAGCAATCTCGGCGCGTCACTGGTATGCAGCTCAGCAAAGCGTTCTACAATCGCCGCTGGCGAGCCTATGCGGGACATGTTGGCGAACGACGGCCTAAAGAAGTAATCGCGGTCTGTATCGGAGATAAGCATCTCGCCAATTTCGGTGAACGGTATCATTGATTAAACCTCGAATAATTATCATCAAGGGCACATGCATGCCCTTTGTGATAGTTACGCGTTGACAGTGATCGCGCTGGTCGATGTCTTAGCACCATCGTTAGAGGTGAAAGTGATAATCGCCGAACCAGCGGAAACCCCAGTGACCAGACCTGATTGGTTAACCGTGGCCTTGCCGGTTGCAGAAGATGACCAGGTACCGGTTTTATCACTGGCATCAACTGGCGCAAAGGTAGTGGTGAGTTGCTGAGTCGCCCCGACAGCAATGCTTGCTGTTGCCGGAGCTATAGTGACGCCGGTAACGGGAATATCATCAGCGACTTCAAATACCACGGTATCGGCATCCGCAACTTTCCACTCGCCCGTGAAGGTTGAAATGTCACTGGTGCCAAAGTCACCGTTAAAGCCAGTGGTGTTGAAGTACCCCATGATGAAGGTGCCAGAATCTTCACCAACAAAATCGAAACGAACCCAGATTGAAGGCTGGCGGCCTGCCTGAATTTCATCAAAGACATATTTCGCCATTTTGATAGCGCCGATTTCCGTCGTTTTATCTTTGCGGCGATACTCGCCCTCGCCGGAAATCGTGAAGTCCATATTGGTGACGAGCGTTTCAACAATCCCCTTTGAGTCATCCGCTTCCGATGTCACGGTATTAGGAGAGAAATCGAAGCCCTTAGTTGTCAGCGCACCCAGGCGCTTCCAGTCGCTTAGTGCAGGCAAAGCATCGGCACAGCCGAACGCCATACGCAGCACAGCTGTTTTACCCACCAGCTTGCCGGTGTCATTTGCACAACCTTGCATGTGTTACCTCTTCAAATAAAAAAGGCCGCCCGCAGGCAGCCTGATGGATAGATATGTGCGGTTATTCGCCGTAAGTGCAGCAAACCATTAATCGGTAGATAAGACGGCCCTCTGCTGATGGAATAGGTGCAGGAACACCACCAAGTAATCGCATAGCGCCAACGCAACTATCAGCCCCTTCCTGATCACTGATGAATTCAGCGATTCTGTTGGCGACAGCATCGGCCACAGTGTTCTTACCTTTTGCGCCGATCACATCAACCATCACGAAAAAATCACCTCCACGGTCATGCTGAACATCAGATCCACCGCCTGAGCGAAATACAATGAAGGCATCAGATGGCTTTCCGGTGTCATTCCACATCAGAATTTGGATAGTGAGGCCAGCAGTCAGCCCTGCATCTTCGAAATGGTCACGGAGACGGAGATACATTGGAGGGGTCACAGCTTCATCTCCTTCCGGATTATGTCATCCACCTGGCGTAGGGTTTTCTCGGCAGCTTTGGTGAGGAATTTAGGCTCACCAGACGGATCCCAGTAATTACCACCGCCTTGCGATTCTGGTCGTGGCAGTCCTTTCATTATCCCGCCAGCGTTGTGAACGTAGACCGCGTAATTGGCGGAGTACCCAATGCGTCCGGTTATTCGTGTACCATTCACCATAGGGGTGTCTTGGTATTGCGAATTAATCAGCACTGAAGTTTTACCAACAGGGGTCATTAAAGCAGCCTCATTACCGATGATGAACAATGCGGTTTTGATAGCTCTGACAGCCTTCCGTGTTCTGACATCTTCAACAACAGCATTAAGCCTCCGCTGCGCTTCTTTGATGCCCTTTATCTTTACGCCCATGGTTACACTCCCGTCAGGATGGCGATGTCTTCAGCGAGGCGCTCAAACGTATC